TCGCCGTCTCGCCCTCAGTGGGGGAGTCGTCGAGCAGAGCACCGACCACGACCACCACGGCGAACGCCCCCGCAACCCATAACGCGATCTTCTTCCCGCGCCCCTTCTTCTTGGGCGCCTGGTGCGACGGAACCGTGTGTTGCATAACGCATTACGGTACTGCTCGCACATCACAGACGTCCCTCCAATCCCATTTGGAGGGCTCGCACGGCCGAATCCGGTCACCCCTTTTAGGCCCGAAACGGGCCAACCCCTACCCCGAAACGGGAGAACCCATGAACGACAGCGAAACCACCGAGGTCACCGAGCCCGAAACGGGCCAGACCACCAACGAGAGCACCCTTCCACAGGCTGACCAGACCCAGGAGCCCGAACCTCAGCCCGAAAAGGGCAAGGACAACCAGGGCGACGAGGTCGCCAAGTGGAAGGCCTTGGCGCGCAAGAACGAAACCCTGGCGAAGCGAAACAAGGAGGCCCTGGACAAAGCTCTCGCCGAGCAGCAGGCCATCCTCGACAACATCGCCCAGGCGCTCGGCCTGAAGAAGGCCGACGAAGACCCCCAAAAGGTGGCTGAAAAGCTCACCGCCGAGCTGACCAGCACCCGCGACGAGCTGCGGCAGGCCCGCGTCGAGCTCGCCGTCTACAAGGCTGCTAGCCGGCACGGCGGCGACCCGGACGCCCTGCTCGACTCGCGGTCATTTCTGCGCGCCGTGGCCCAGCTCAACCCCGACGACGACGGGTTCGCGGACGCCATCGCGGACGCAATCAAGGACGCGATCAAGGCGAACCCGAAGCTCGCAGCACAACCAGCACCGGAAAAGGCGGCCCCGCCACCCCGGTCCGGGGGTGAGATGCCGGGCGCCCCAGCCCGCGGCAACACCAAACGCCCCACGGGGCTCGCCGCGGCGATCCGCAGGCATTACGGACACTAAGGAGACACGGTGGCTATCACCCTGCAGATGGCGCAGATCAACGCCAGATCTGACATCGACCACGCCGTTATCGACAACCTGCGCCGCTACTCGTGGGTCATGGACCAGATGACCTTCGACGACAGCGTGACCCCGGGCGCCGGCGGTGCAACCCTCACCTACGGTTTCACCCTCCTGAAGACCGCCCGCGGCGCCTCGTTCCGGCCCATCGGCTCGGAGTACACGCCGGCCGAGGCTGAGCGTGAGCACAGGACCGTGCAGCTCCGCCCGCTCGGCGGCAGCTTCCAGGTGGACCGCGTGCTCGCCAACCTCGGCCCCGCGGCCACCAACGAGGTCGCCTTCCAGATGCAGCAGCTTCTGGTCGGCGCCACCACCGAGTTCATTAACCAGATGATCAACGGCGACACCGCCGTCGACCAGCACGGTTTCGACGGCCTCGACAAGCTCCTCGTCGGCTCCAGCACCGAGTACGTGCCGGACCCGGAGGGCACCCAGTACGCTGACTGGACCGTGGCCACGGTGGACACCCAGGCCAAGGCGAACCAGCGGCTCGACCAGATCGACGAGTGGCTGTCGTCCATCGTCCCGTCCCGGGTCGGGTCCGGGGACGCGTCCATGCCCGGTGCGGTGCCCCCGGGGGTGAAGGCCATCATCGGCAACACCCGGTCGATCGCCCGCCTGCGCGCCCTGGCCCGGTGGGCGTCCATCTACACCTCGGAGAAGGACGACCTCGGCCGGCAGATCGAGCGGTACGGGGACTGGGTGCTGATCGACGCCGGGGACAATGCGCTCGGCACCGGGCCGATCATCCCCATCGAGTCCCGGAGCGTGGGCGGCGACAACGTGACCGGGCTGACCGACCTGTACGCGGTCACCTTCGGCCTGGACGCCTTCCACGGCGCCACCGTCGCAGGGTCCCCCCTGGTTCAGACGTGGATGCCTGACTTCTCTGAGGCGGGTGCGGTCAAGACCGGCGAGCTGGAGATCGGCCCCGCCGCGGTCGTGCTCCGCAACACGAAGTCCTGCGGCGTGTTCCGGAACGTCAAGGTGGCGTGACATGGCAACGCACTACAAGATCACCGCACCTGACCCTACCTACAGTGGGATGGTGGGGCGGGCGGCGTTCTACCAGGGCGTCGCCCGCATCGACGCCGAGGGCATGGATGCTGAGCTCAGGTACTTCACCCGCCGCGGGTACACGGTGGAGCTCGTCGAGGAAACCCCCATCAAGGAGCAGGCGCCGTCCCGGGGGCGCGGCGGGACCAGCAAGACCGGCGGCTGACAGGGGGTGGTGGCGATGACGTACGCCACCGTCAGCGACCTGGAGCTGTACCTAACCCCCGTCCCAGACAACGCTGAGGTGCTGCTTGACCGGGCGAGCGTCTTGGTCCGGCAGGCAACCCTCACCGCCGTATACGCGGTTGATGATGCTGGGATGCCCGTGGACGAGCAGGTTGCCGACGCTTTCCGCCGCGCCGTTTGTGAGCAGGTGGCCGCGTGGGCTGCCAGCGGGGAGGACGGCACCGGGGTCGCCGCCCAGTACGCCAGCGTGTCCATCGGTTCGGTGTCGTTGTCCCGGGCTGCTGGCTTTGGCGGGGGCGGGTCAGCAGCCGGGGCCACCCTGGCCCCGCAGGCGTGGATGATCCTCCACCAGGCAGGGCTCGTGACCCGTGGACCGTGGGTGGGCTGATGGGCGCGATACCGGGTTTCTTGCTCCGCCACACCGTGATCATCCGGCCTTTCCTCGGCGAAGGCCCATTCGGCCCCTCCTACGGGGACCCCGTGCAAGCCAGGGCGTGGGTTGATGAGCGGCGCCGGCTTGTGCGCGACCCCGAGGGCGCCGAGGTTGTCAGCGAGGCCACCGTCTACCTGCCCCCAGGCACCGCCTGCCCGGTCGGGTCACTGGTCACCCTCCCGTCCGGGCGGGAGGCCGAGGCGCTGGCTGTGGCTGTGCGGGACGGGGGCGGGCTGCCCACCCCGGATCATGTGGAGGTCGCGCTCACCTAAAGGGGGTGGCGGGTGCCGAAGACGGCCACGCTCAAGCTCAACGTCCGCGCCATCAGAAAGGCCGAACGGGACGGCGCCGTGATTGGCCTGCGAAAGGCGGCTGAGCACCTGCTCGAGGTCAGCCGGCGACTGGTGCCGATCGAGGAGGGCACCCTGGAGCGGTCAGGTGTCGCCAGCGTCGACGACGGACGGCTGGTAGCCGCGGTGAGCTATGACACGCCGTATGCGGTGCGCCAGCATGAGGACTTGACGCTTCGGCACGATCCCGGGCGCCAGGCGAAATACCTCGAGGAGCCCATGCAAACAGAGCGGGGCACGATGCTCGACCTGGTGGCCGCCGAGATCCGCAGATCACTCCGGTAACCAACCCTGGCCGGCGAGGGGGTGAGAATGACCCTCCTCGAAGAACTCGCCCAGCTCCTTGCTGATCTGGGACTGGGCACCTACAACGCGGACGGCACGCCCGGCGGGACCATCTACCACCCGCTGCTCCCCGCTAGCCCGGACCGGTGCCTCGCCATCGCCCGCTATGGCTCGTCCGAGTCCGACTCGGTCCACCCCTGGGACTCCCTCAACGTCCAAATCCGCGTCCGCGGCCCCCGCACCGACGCCCGCATCGCCGAGGCCGACGCCCAAGCCGTCTACGACGCGCTTCACGGGCTCGGTGACCGGGAGCTGGCCGGGGGCACGTGGCTCGAGCTCGCCGTGTGCACCCAGGGCGGCCCGGTGTACATCGGCCCGGATGCCAATGGCCGCCACGAGTGGACCGTCAACTTCCGCATCGACATCCAACGGCCCACCCCGAACCGCCCAGAACCATCACCTGACGTGGAGGAGTGATCACCAGTGACCATGCGCCGGATCAACGCCCGCGACATCATCGTCCAGGTGGAGGACGACACCCCGGAAACCTGGCTCACCGTGGAGCGGCTCCAGTCCGTCACCTTCAACCCCGGTGAGAACGAGGAGACCGTGGACGTCACCGACTTCGACAGCGGGGGCGCCTACGAGCAGGAGATCATGCAGCGCGGCGCCAGCATGACCCTGGAAGGTCTCGTGATCAAGGACGACGCTACCGGCGCCCTCCCGCCCGGCCGGGCCCGCATCGAGGAGATGGCCGGCGAGGACAAGCTCGGCTCCGATTCCCTCGGCCGTATCCGTTTCCGCCACCCTATGGACACCACGTGGCGCGTGTGGACGTGCACCTTCACCCTGGGTGAGCAGGGTGGAGGCACAAACGAGAAGACCACCTGGTCCGCAACCATCACCAAGTCCGGCAAGACCACGACCACGCCGGTTGAGGAGGTCTAATGGCCGAAGTAGACCTCGCGGACGAGGAACCGCTGGGCGACGAGCTCGGCGAGGAGCTGGACAAGGACTTCGATGCCGCCTGGGCGAACGAGAAACCCAAGCGAGTCAAGATCAAAGGCCGCGTCTACACGCTCCCCGCTGACATCCCCGCCAGCGTGCTTATCCTCCTCGTCCGCCAGCGTCGCGCCGAGCGCGACGGCGGGGACGGCCTGGTGTGGCTGGAGCAGATCCTCAAGGGCCTGCTCGGTGAGGCCGGCTACCAGCAGATCCTCGCCGACGGTATCGGTATCTCCCACATCCGGGACATCGTCGATTGGTGCCTGGACGTCTACGGGCTCCGCACCAAGGACGGCCAGGGGGAAGCCAAAGCCCCGGGGACACGGGCCTAGCCGACCAGATCATCCGCTGGTGGGCGCTCCTTGAAGCCGACTTCCAACGCGAGTACGGAATCGACCTAGTGCTCGCGCTCAAGGCTGGGATGAGCTGGCGGCGCTTCTCCGTGCTCCTGGTCGGGCTGTCCCCGGACTCCATGTGGCGGCGGGTTACCACCGCCCAGCCCATCGAGCTCTCCGGTGAATCCGCCCGGTCGTTCATCAACACCCTCTAACCGCCTCCTAGAAATTCCGATGGATTCCATCGCCTTTTCTTCGCCGGGGGGAGGTGGCTGAGGTGGCGCTTTCCTTGGGTGAGCTCGTCGGTTTCATCGACTTGCAAGACCAGGGGTTTGCCCGTGGCCTGGGGGAGGCTGAGCGCGGGCTGTCTAGCCTCCAGTCCGCCACTACCGGGGCAATGGCCAATGTCGAGTCCACGGTCGCCTCCGCCATGGCCAACGTCAGCGACCGGATCGCCGACGGTGTGGCCCCGGAGCGGGCCATGAGCGAGATCGACCGGCTCGTGGCCGAATTCCGGTCCGCCATCGACCAGATGGAGGCCCAGGCCCGTGCTGGTGGCCGGGGGATCGCGGACGAGCTCGCCCGGGGCATGGAATCGGCCCAGTCCAGTGCCCGGTCCGCGGGCTCGGGGGCGGGCCGGTCATTCTCCGAGGGCGTGGAGGACGGCGGCCGGGCCCGGATGCCGGGGGCGGGCAACGCCCTGATCGGCGTGATCAAGAGCCTGGGCTGGGCGTCGGCGGGCGCCGCGGCCGGGGCCGCGCTTGTGAGCGGGCTCACCAGCGCCCTGGACGCCGAGCAGGCCAAGGCGAAGCTGAACGCCCAGCTTGGCACCACCCCGGAGGAATCCGCGCGCATCGGCCGTGTGGCCGGGAAGATGTACGCGGACGCCTACGGCGAATCCATGGGGGACGTGACCAACGCCATTCGCGCCGTGGTCCAGAACATGGACGGGATGCGCGCGGCGTCCGAGGCCGACCTGGAGCGGATTGCCAAGCGGGCTATGGACGTGTCCTCGATAGTGGGCGAGGACGTCCAGAAGGTCACTGGGGCCGTGTCCCAGATGCTCCGCACCGGGATGGCCCAGTCGGCCGAGGAGGCTTTCGACATCGTCGTCAAGGCCACCCAGAACGGCATCAACAAGTCCGAAGACCTGATCGACACGATCAACGAGTACTCCACCCACTTCAGGTCCCTTGGGCTGACCGGTGAGCAGGCGCTCGGGTTGATCCAGCAGGCCCTCCAGGCTGGTGCCCGTGACTCGGACTACGCCGCGGACGCGATCAAGGAATTCCAGATCAACGCCGTGGCGGGTTCGGACAAGGTCGTTAAGGCCCTGAAGGAGATGGGCCTGAACGCGGACGAGCTTGTCAAGAAAATCGCCGAAGGTGGTCCGGGCGCGGCGAAGGCCTTTGACACGATCCTGGACAAGCTCCGGGAGATCAAGGACCCGGTGGAGCGTAACGCGCTCGCCGTGGAGCTGTTCGGCACCAAGGCCGAAGACCTCGCCGATGCCCTGTTTGCCATGGACCTGGACACGGCCACCAAACAATTCGGTGAGTTCGGTGGCGCGGCGCAGAGCGCCAGTGATCAGCTTCACCAGACCGCGGCGAACAGGTTGGAAGCTTTCAAGCGCACGGTCCAGCAGAACGTGGTGGACTTCCTGGGCGGGACGGTCATCCCAGCAATCCAGAATTTCGCTCAAAAGTTCGACCTCGGTGGGCTGGCGCAGAAGGCAGGCCAGGTCTTCGACCAGGTCAAATCCACGGTCGGCCGGTTCCTGGAGCCCTTGAAGAGCGCCTTCGAGTCGTTCCGGGAGTTCGCGTCCGCGTTCTGGGACCAGTTCGGGGACGAGATCATGTCGATCCTGTCCACGGTGGGCCAGACGATCGCGGGCGTGTGGGAAGGCATCTGGAACACGATCAAGGGCATCTTCGACGTGTTCGCCGGGATCCTCACCGGGGACTGGCAGCGCGTCTGGGACGGGCTGAAGTCGATCGTGTCCGGGGTGTGGCAGGCGATCACCAGCCTGATCTCCGGGGCCGTGAACGCGGTCAAAACCGTGATCGGCGGTGCCTGGGATGCGATTAAAAGCCTCACCTCGTCCGCCTGGAACGCGGTCAAGGACGCCGTAGTCTCCAAAGCCAACGAGGTGGTCACCTGGGTCAAGAGCCTGCCCGGCAAGATCAAGAACGCCCTGGGGAACCTCGGCACCCTCCTGGTCAGCGCCGGGCGTGACCTGATCAACGGCCTGATCAACGGCATCAAAGGCATGGTGTCCAAGGCCGTTGACGCGGTGAAGAACGTGGCCAGCAACGTCGTCAGCGCGGCCAAGAAAGCCCTGGGCATCGAGTCGCCGTCCACCGTGTTCGCCGAGATCGGCAAATGGACGGTGGAGGGTTTCGCCAAGGGCATCTCCACCACCCAGGAGAAAGCCAAGACAGCGGTCACCAACCTGGTCAACCTGATCAAGAAGGGTTTCCAGGCGCCGGGCATCGCGGACCCGCTGCGCAAGTGGGCCGAGGGCGAGACTGAGAAGCTGGCCCAGTTGCTGAAGAAGCGCGAGGAAATCCTCGAGGCGATGGCGAACGCCAAGAAATACGCCCAGGAGATCGCCCAAGCCGCCAAAGAGTTCGCCTCCATCACCAGTATCGAACTGGAGGAAGGGGCGACCGCGGGGAACCTGATCGCCGGCCTTCAGGAGCGGTTGAACGCGCTCAAGCAGTTCGCCAACGACATCAAGACCCTCGCCCAGCGGGGCCTGAACAAGGAAATCCTCCGGCAGATCATCGAGGCCGGGCCGGAGAAGGGCCTGTCCCTGGCGGAGATGCTGGTGGGCGCGTCCGGGTCCGAGATCAAAGCGATAAACAAGCTGCAGGCCCAGATTGACAAGGTGGCCAAGCAGGTCGGCAAGAACTCCGCGGACGCGCTCTACGACTCCGGGAAGAAGGCCGCCCAAGGGTTCCTCAAGGGCCTGCAAGCCCAGGCCAAGGAGATTGAGCGGGTCATGGTCAACATCGCCAAGAAGGCGGTCGCGGCCCTGAAGAAGGAGCTCGGCATCAAGAGCCCGTCCCGCGTCTTCCAGGAGGCCGGCACGGACTCCATGGAGGGCCTTGCCCTGGGCGTGCTGCAAAGCTCGTCGGCGGTCATGCAAGCGGTCACCCAGGTCGCCCAGCAAATGGTGGCCGTGGCCAAGGCGGCCACCGCGGGTGTGGCGGCCGCCACCTCCACGGGTGGCATGCCCGGGCTCATTCCCCCGGCCGCTCCGGCGGGCGCCACGGCCACCTCCGTGGGCGGCGGGCCCGTGGTGGTGCAAATCGACTCAGCCGTCGTCCGTGAGGAGGCGGACCTTGGCCGGATCGGCGCCGAGTTCGGGTTCCAGCTCCGGGCCCGCGGATGAGAAGGGCAGATGCCATGCGAGGTTACGAGCCGTATGACCCCACGGTGCACGGCACCTACGGGGCGTACCTGAGGAGCAAAGGGATCCAGGTCAAGGGGTCCCGGTACACCCCGGTGCTGCGGGAGCACCGGGACGAGAACGGGCGGGTCATCCGTCACATCGTGGAGCGGGAACCGCACGGGGGAATATCGGTCACCCGCAATCGCACCGACGCCCGCGGCGGTGAGCACCAGGACGTGATCGTCAGCCCGCCAGCGATCCGCATTGGCATGGGGGTGAACCAGTGAGTGCGCGCATGGAGGCGGTGAAGCGGCGGCAGGAGGCGGAGATTCTGGAGCTGTGCGCGAACGCCCAGGACGCGCTCGCCGCCGCGAAGAAGGCGTACGCGGAGGATCCGGGCGAGAAGACCCGGGTGGCCCGCCGGCAGGCGATGGAGGAGCTTCACGCGCTCCGCAGGTGGCTGCGGGAGGGCAGTCGCCCGGCGGTGGAACCCGGGGACGCCGCGGTGAGCGACCGCCCGCCCGCGCGGAAGAAGAGGGGGAGGGCGTAACCGATGGCGTGGACCAAGTCGGGGATCTTCTACACAACGATCCGCGACCAGTGGGATGACACCAACCTGGGCCTTGACCTGGGCGCGGAAACGTGGCGGTGTGCCTTTTACACCTCGTCGGTGACCCCGAACTTCACCGTTGACGCCGCTTATGGGGTCGGTGTGTGGGGGAGCGGGGAGTCCTCCGGTGCCGGGTACACGCCCGGCGGTCCCACCCTCACGAGCACCACGCTCACCTTCGTCGGCAACCGGATGGTCTGGGACGCCGACAACGTGCAGCTCACCAACTCCACCATCCAAGCCGAGGGCGTGCTGTTGTACTTCCCGGCCAAGAGCAACCGGGCGCTGGCGGCGATCTGGTTCGGCTCCCCGAAGGAAACCCAGGATGGGACGTTCCTGATCAACTGGAGCTCCGAGGGGATTCTGGGGTTCACGATTCCGTGACTTAGCCGGGAAGGGGTGGCGGGGTGGCGACCAAGCGGAACACGTTCAACGCCGGCACGAGCGGCACCGCGATCACCACGTCTAACTCGGGCGGCGCCAACGGGAACGCCTTCCAAACCGTCTACGGGAGCCCCACGTACACGTCCACGAACGCCACCGGCGGCCGCGCCCCGCTGGTGGCCCGGCTCCCGACCGACGCGGAGCTGTGGTGGTCGTGGACAAGCTCCAGCACCACGTTCTACGTCCGGCTATACGTCTTTTTCACCAGCTACCCGTCGGACTCGACGTCGGTCTTCTGGGCTGGCATGGACGACGGGCTGGAATCCCACTGCACCCTGTCGATCAACAACCAAGGCAGGATCATCCTCTACGACGGGCTGGAGACCCAGTCCATTCAGCTGTCCCAGACGCTCCCGCTCAACCAGTGGGTGCGGCTTGAGTTCCGGGTCACCGCCGCGGGGTTCAACGGGTCGGCGGAGCTTCGCGCGTACCTAGGGGACTCGGGCACCGCGTTCGCCACCGGGACCATGTCCAGCGCCGCCACGGGGACGGTCGCCCCGGACTGGGTGGTGTTCTACTCCACCGGCCCCACCATCTTCATGGACGACGTCGGTGTATCCGACGAGGGCTGGCTGGGCGCCGCCCACGCCGACGCCCAGGCGGACCCGGTGTCGCTCACCGCGGCGTACGACGTCAAAGCCCCCACGGTCACCACCAACCGCAACGCCCCGGTTGACCCGCCCGCGCTCCAGGTCCCGCTTGACCTCCCCGGCCCCGGGGTGTTCACCGCGGACAAGCTCACCCTCGCCGCCCCGGACCCGATCGATACCGCTTTCGACATCCCCGATCACGAGATCCGGGCCTTCGGCAACGTCTACGTGACCATCCCCGAGCCCCTGCTCATCCAGGGGGACGTGTGGGAGCCGTCCATTGGCGTCCCCACCAACCCAGGTGACCGCATCACTCGGTCCGGGCAGGTCGAGTGGAACGGTTTCCTTATGGGCTCCGGGACCCCATACCGGATCCAGCAGATCGACGGGTGGGTCACGGACATGCCCGGCCTGGACAGCGGGAACGTGCCCCAGCCGAACCGCCACGGCTCCTGGAGCGGCCGGAAACTCGCCCAGGAGAGGATCGTCACCTTGTCCGGGTTGATCCGGGCACGCCGGGAGGAGATGCCCGGCGTCATCCAAGACCTGCTCCAGGCCACCGCGGTGCCGTTGGGGGACACCGAGTACCCATTGGCCATCCGTATCCTGGATGAGATCTACGTGGGGTACGGGGTGGTCACCCGGCGGTCCATCCCCGTGGACCGGAACTACCGGCTGGGACTGGGCAAGCTCACCATCCAATGGACGTTGTCGGACCCGGTGCTGTTGTCCCGGGAGCTGGCCAGCGCGGTGATCCCCACCCAGTCCACGGTGACGGTGACCAACCTGGGCAACACGGTCACCTACCCGCTGATCCGGGTGCACGGCCCGGCGGCAAACCCCGCGATCGAGGTGGCGCCGGAGGCGGACGAGGAACGCCTGCTCGAATTCCGGTTGGACGTCCCGGCCGGGCAGACGCTCACGATCGACTGCTACTACGGCACGGTGAGCCTGGAATCGGACAACGTGATCAGCAGCCTGTCCCTTAATTCGGTGCCGATTCACGATTTCGTGTTCCCGGCGGGGACCAGCGAGGTGACCTACGACGGTGGCGTGTCCGCGCCGCCCGCGGAAATCCTCTGGCGGCACGCCTACCTGTAAGGGAGGTGCGGTATGCCCGCATCCGTCCGCGGATCGTACGCCACCGGGTTCCAGGCCCCGTCCCGTACCATCCCCCGGCCGTCCGGGGTGCAGCCGGGGGACCTTCTCGTCCTGGTGCACTCGGCAAGCACGGCCAACGTGGACGCGCTCCAGGTAACCAGCACCGGGTGGGTCGAGGTGACCCAGGCGTCCGCGGGCTCCGCGAGCACCGCCGTGTCCACCAAGGTTTACCGGCGGGTTGTCGCCGCGGATGAGCCGTCTAGCTACCGGGTGGTCCAGCCGTCCACGGCTCGCACCACGGTGATGATCATCGTGGTCCGCGGGGGCGGGGCGGCCGGGTTGCGCGCGATCGTCCAATCGGGGATCGCCGGGGTTGACAACGCGGTGGTCACCCCGTCCGGTGTCCCAGCCACGGGTAGCGGGGTGGACATTCGGGTCGCGGTCGGGTACAGGTCGTACTCGGCCACCCCAAGCTGGCGGTACCCGGCCGGCTACTCGTACCTGGACGAGGCAGACTCCGGCAGCCGGCTGATGGTCACGGCCGCGCACCGGGCGATCGTGTCCACAGGCGTCCTGGGCGAGGCCGTCTTCCGGCAGACGAGCGGGATCAACACCTACATCGGCATTACCCTGCTCGTCCCGGCCACGGACAGCGCCCCCACGGCGCCGGATGTGGCCCCGTGGGCGCCCGGCCGGGGTCTTGGCATCTACCGGTACACCGTCCACGACCTGCTCACCGGGGCGTACCTGTCCGACGTTCAGCTCACCAACGTCACGTTCGACAGGCGGATCAACGAGCCGGGAACGTTCAGTGCCACCATCCCGGTCCCGAACGCCACGGTCGCCCGACAGGTCGCCCAGATTATCCCCCGGCACGCAGATGACCTAGGCGCCGGCCCTGGCCGGATCACTATCCGCATCTGGCGGGCCAGTGAGCTGTGGGGCGAATACTGGATCACTGGGGCGATCATTCAGCGCACCCGGCGCGGCGGGATCGAGATCCAACTTCGCGGATCCACGTTAGACGCCTTCCCCGCGAATGTCCTGGTAGAGACGAGCGTCACCTACACCGGGGACGTCATCAACAACATCCGCAGCTTCCTGGGCCACATGCAAGGTCTGCCCGGGGCGAACCTCCGGCTGGAACTGGAACCGGGCACGGTAGGCCAGACGGCCACACTCGAAGCCAAGCTCGAGGAAGACCCCACCTACGGGGGAGTGCTCACCGGGTACCTAAGCGACAACCGGGTGGAGATGTTCGTTGACCCCCGGTTTAACGAGGTCACCGGCGAGGTGGAGCGGATCATCCGCTGGGGGTCGCCGCGGCTCGCCTCCGACACGGTGCACGTGGTCACCGAGTCCCCGCACGGCGGGGACATCCTGGAGTGGAGCGAGGAGATCGACGCCCTGCGCGGCGCCACCAGGATCCGGGTGCGCGGCGGAACCCCGGAGGTTGAGGACGCCGAGGAGGGCGCGGAACCCCTGTACTCCAACTGGGTGTCCGCCACCTCGCACCTGTCCGCCGGGTGGCCGCGCTACGGCCAGGTCGTGGACCATCCCGCGGAGTCCACGAACCTGGCCACGCTCAACTCGTACGCCACCAGGTGGATCTCCACCATGCCGGGGGCGGTGCGGGTGTACTCGTGCACGGTCGCCCTTGGCCGGCACACTACGATCACCCCGTCCGCCTTGGGGGACCGGATCAGGCGGATCCTGGTCAACGAGTGGTTCCCCCGCGAGGACGGGGGGGCCACGTTCAACAGCGAGCAGCGGCTGATCGGGATCGAGATCACCCCGGTGTCCCGGGAGACGGGCCGGGAAGAGGCCCGGCTGATCCTGGAGGAGCCCACGGTGAGCGACTTGGGCGGGGACCGGTACCCGACCGAGCAGCGCCGCCACATCTGGGAGATGCGCAAGCGCATGCACCGCTTGGGCTGGCGGGCCCGCCGGGTGCCCCCGATCCCGATGCTGTGGGGCCCGGACCCGGGCGACCCGCCCGTGCTCGAATCCACCACGATCTCCGGAAATCCGACTGCTGGGCATTTCAACGGGCTGCTCAGTGATGTGTCCCGGATGCGCTCGACCTTGCAGTCCTTGATCGTGAACCTTCGCAACGGCCGGTTGGTCCGGTAGCCGGCGGAAGATCTGCACTCATGCAACCAATCGGGGGAAGTCACGTGCCCACGGAGCCCACACTCGGCGAACTCGCCCGGCTGATCGAACGAATGGAGTCCGAATTCTCGCGCCGCCTCGCCGAGCTCGCCCAAGCGGTATCGCAGATGGTCACCCGCGACCTGTACGAGGCGCATCGAAGCGCCATGCAGGACGACATCGCCGAGCTACAGGGGGAACTTCGAGCCGAGCGGGAGCGGCGTGTGGCGGACCGGCGCATGGTGCACAGTGCGCTCCTAGCCGCCGGCCTATCCCTTCTCGTGTCGATCATCGGTGGCGCGCTGATGGCCGCGCTCAAGCTCACCTAAGGAGGGATCTGTCATGCCCATGTCAACCGCGTACCTGGACGCCATCGCTGAGCACGGTCGGACGATCATCACCCACATTGGGCTGGTGAACGAGTCCGGCACGGAGATCAGCGGAGGGGAGTACGCCCGGCAGGCCGTGACGTGGACCACGGCCAGCAACGGCCGGATTCAGCCTCAGTCCGATCTCACCTTCGATATCCCGGCCGGCGCCACGGTGGCCGGATGGCGCGGCTACTCGGCTGCCAGTGGTGGCACCGACTACGGCGGCGCTGACCTTCCCAGCCAGCCTTTCGCCACGGAGGGCACGTACACGCTCCGGTCTGATCTGACGTGGATTGACCACATCGCGGAGTGAGATCGGGGGTCGCTCGGTGAAGGGGGTGCCTGGTGGCTATCCAGTTCATCGGTTCATGGACGGTTGATTTCGATACTGGGGTATTCCCCACGCCATCAGGGACCCAGCCGGGCGACCTCATCATCGTTATCACTCAATACGAATGGTCTAGCCCTCCATCGCCACCGTCTGGGTGGATCCAGGTTGGCTCCCCCAGAGAGAACTTCGGCTGGCAAGCCTCGGTCTACTACACCATCCGAGGGACAAGTGCCCCGGATGTTTCTTGGCTGAGCTACATATATGCAGACGCAGCCGCCTACCGGAGTACGACCGGGGCCCCACTTCAGATTCACGCCTGGTCGCAAAGCAACGCTGCGTCCGCCACGGCCCCGTCGATCACCATCACAGCCCCCAGCGCGATGCTGGTCGGCCTGTACTCCGACGTGGACCGGGCTGATCCCCGGCCGCCGTCGGGAATGACCCACCGGAACCCGGACGCCTACCACTACAACTGCCTCGCGGACCAGCAAGTCAACTCCGGGGCGACCGGAAATAAGACGTTCGATGGCGTAGAACCGATAGCCGCGTGGTTGGTCGCGATCGTCGAAGGGGCCACCGGCGAGCAGCACGACGGCGGTTCGCCCACGTCGGTGGCCGTGGCAGCGGCTGGTGCCGGGCGCCCGCGGTTTTACGGCGGGGCCGGGGCGAGCGTGGGCGTGGGCGCGGCTGGTTCCGGCTGGATAACCGTATCCGGTGGGGCCCCCATGGTCGCCCGCGTAAGCGCGCAGGCGGCAGGGCGCCCCGGTTTCGCCTACGGGTCCGCGGGCGCTATCACCACGAGCTCAACTGGCCAGGGTGCGCCGGGTTTCCGCGCTGGAGCCCCGATGGGCACCGCCCGGGTGGATGTGTCCGGTGCCGGTATTCCGGGGATCCTCGCCGGGTCCGGTACGGGCGTGACCGCGGCAGGTGCCGGGGAGGGCCGGATCGCCGTATCCGGTGGCGCGGTTGCGAGCATCGGCGCGAGCCCTGCTGGGCGTGGTGTCCCAGCTGTGGCGGCCGGTTCCACCCCGGGAGGGGTGGAGGTGAGCGCGGCTGGTGCTGGCCTACCGGTGCCAGCGGGTGGGTCGCCCACGACGGTGGCCGTGAAGGCCAGCGGTGGCGGGTTCGGCGGTGGCCAGGGTGCGCCGGCGTTCGTGGCCGTGACCGCCGCAGGTGGCGGGTTCGCCAGTTTCACGGCCGGCGCGGGCACCAGCGTGATGGTCACGCCGGCCGGGCACGGCGCTCTCGCCGCATCCGGTGGTTCCGCACCTGGCCCCGTGGAGGTGGGCGCGACCGGTTCCGGCTGGCCAGCGGCGGCCGGGGGCCAGCCCACCACGGTCTGGGTGGATGCGCGCGGGTTCGGCTACAGCGGGAGCGGCGGTGGTGGTTCGCCCACGACGGTGGCCGTGACCGCCGCAGGTGGCGGGTTCGCCACGTTCACCGAGGGTGCGGCCGCGGCCGTGCAAGTGAGCTCGGTAGCGGACGGGTGGCCGGCGATCGTGTACGGCGCGCCCGCCGTGGTGCGGGCGCGGGCGGTCGGCCGGGGCACCCGGGTGGACGTGGATGTCACCCTCACCATTGGCCCGACGAGGGTCGGCGCCGTGGTCGGCCCGACCCGTCTTAGTGCCAGCATCGGCCCGACCAGGCAGGACAGGAGGTGAACGAGGGTGGCCGAGCTGTACCGGACCGCCACCGAGTATCTGGCGAACGCGATCACGATCACTCGGGGGAAGGTGTCGGATATCACCGCGGTGGGGGTGTACCACTCCACCGACCCGTCCTATATCCCGTCCCCGGAGGATTTCACCCGGGTCGCCCTGGTGGATGGCACCACCGAGCCGCCGGACCCGCTTGCCGAGCGCGGGGTGGTGGACGTGCTGTCCCTGGTGGGCCCGCGCGGGGAGATCACCCTTCCGCCGGGTGACCACCAGCGGTGGGTGCTGGTGCAGACCGCCTCGGAGGACATCATCCGCCGGGTGGACGTGGTGACGGTCCGTTGAGGGGGACGCGGTGAGGCCCAAGGTGAGCGACGGGTGGTTGCGGGTGTCCTATGACGGCCCGGAGCTGGTCGCCGTGTACATGGCCACCGGGGCCCGGCCACCCAAGGGTGAGGACGAATGGAAGCCGGCGTTCCTGGACTGGCACGAGGGCCAGCGCGTCGCCCAAATCCGCGTCCACGGCGCCCGGCCCGGCCAAATCGTCCAGGTGTGGCTGAAGGTGGACGGCAACATCACCAACGTCGGAAGTGTGAGGCTTTGATGCGGATCATCCCGCGGTCCGAGTTCGGTTGGGGGCCAACCAGCGCCGCCACCGCGAACCCGCGCAACGGGCTCGTCATCCACTACGACGGGTCCAACCAAGGGCTGGCGCGCAAGTCTCATAGCGCGTGCGTGGAGTACTGGAAGCGCACCCGGAAGTTCCACATGGGGCCGGCACGCGGCTGGGCTGACATCGGGTACAGCTTCGGCGCCTGCCCGCACGGCTACGTGCTCGAGGGGCGCGGGCTAAACAGGGTGCAAGCCGCTCAACCGGGTGGCAACTCCACTTGGTACAGCGTGACGCTGATGGGCGGCCCGGACGAGGACCCAACCCCCGAGCAGATCGAGGCGGTGCGCCAGCTCCGCGCTTGGCTGATGAGCAAGGGGGTCGCTGGGGCAGTCAAAGGCCACCGCGACTTTTATGCGACGAGCTGCCCGGGTGACCGGCTGTACCGGCTGGTCAAGAACGGGACGTTCGCCAAACCACCGTCGGGTAAGGGGGGAGATGAGGACATGCCGCTCACCGACGCGGATGCCAAGAAGGTCGCCCAGGCTGTGGTCCGGGAGCTGACGCACAAGACCACGACCAACCAGTGGGCGGTCAAGCAGGGGATCTTCAAGGCGGGGGATGAGATCGACCCGAAGACCGCGCTGCGGCAGACCTGGGCGTACGCCAAGGACGCCTACCAGCGGAACCGGGAGATTCTGGCGAGGTTGGAGGCGCAGAACACGGCGATCAGAGCGCTCGCTGAGGCGCTCGCCGCGCGGGACGCCGCGATCAACGCCGATGAGCTGGTGGCGCGGATCCGCGCCGAGATCTCGCAGATCACGGTGCGGCTCGTCCCCGAGAACGACCCCTCCTGAGCCTGACCCGAAATCTTGGCAGCAAGCCCCGTCCTTCAGGGCGGGGTTAGGCCATGAGCCTTCTTCCTTGATCGCGCCTTCAATGTGGGGGGCGCTGTTTGCATTTTTGGAGGAATTTTGAGACGCATTCTCGACGGCATCGTGCTTGCCGTGGCGGCTGTCCTGCTGATGGCTCTCACCGCGCCCACCGCCCACGCGGCAGCGCGGCGGGACATCGACGGCCTGGTGATCGGGCAGGTCGGCTACAACGCGGTCGGCCCGGACCGGTTCTGGAACCGTAACCAGGAGTACATCGACGTCAGCAACGTCGGCCAGTCTGCGGTCAACGTCAAGGGCCTGGTCGTGGAGGACTCGTGGGCTCGAGCGAACCGGGCCACCAACGACAAGGGGTGCAACACCTTCACGGTGAACTCGCTGCCCGGTGTCGACGAGGTCGACGGCAAGCTGATGCTGCAGCCGCGGCACACGATCCGCGTCTACGTCGGCCAGGGCACCCCACGCACCTTCGGTTTCGGCAACCGGATTCACGCCGTGTACATGAACCACGGCGTGGGTGACACCGCCGGCTGCGGTTACAACGGCCATTTCCTGAACAACACCCACGACCTGGTGTGGATCAAGCTCGGTGACGGTGAGACGTCCAAGGCTTACGACTTCCGCCACGGCTACTACCTCCGGTAATTCCCTGCTTTTAGGAGGGGCGCATGTCCCTGTCTGACTGGATCGCATCCTGGATCCGCACCCAGGTCGCCGTCTGGGTGCCTGTCGCCGTCAACTGGCTGGCCAGCCTCGGTGTCGAGGTGCCGGTCGAGCCGGCCACCGCGGTGGTCGTCGCCGCTCTGATCACCGGCTACTACACGGTGGTCCGCCTGCTGGAGGCCCGCTGGCCGTGGGTCGGCACCCTGCTCGGGTGGAAGGCTCAGCCGACCTACCAGAAGGGTGAGGATTCGACGGTGGTCCGCCTGCCCGGCTCGTGATGACCGGGTCCGCGTCGCCTCCTCTGCGGGGGTGATGTGGTGTGCCCTGCCTGCCCCTTGTGGGGCGGGCAGGGCACCTTATTTTGTGCGGAGGATTCGAGGCTGAGGACCCTGGCTCAATTGCACGAAAGACGCCCGCTCCCCATCACCCCTCAGCCGAGAATGCTGCCTTCACCGGTCACGCACCATGGCGGCGCCGTCGATGATCTCCTGGATGCGGTCCCGGTACGCCTGGGCCGCCGCAACGTAAGCGCCATGCAGTGATGCTGGCCGCGGCTCCGAATCCATATGGTCGAACGGTTTGCCCTCAGCCTGGTCCACCAGCATGTAACCGCTGTCCACCCGGGCGATGGCAGTCAGCACGTCACGCAGACGGCCCACGATGACATCGCGCTTCTCCAGCTCGGCCTTCTCGTCGTCCCCGAGGTTGGCCGGACCGATGCTGGCGATAAATGCCCGGAACTGCTCGTCGGACATGTGCTCGTAGATGGTCTTCATCGGATACCTCCAGTGCATGCATCCTCCTAGGGGTGTGGCCCCCGGATTCCCGGGGGCCAAATGCGTCTATATGTCCCTACCGGACGAGGTTGGCCAGGGTGGCCCGGCTGATGCCGAGCTCCTCGGCCGCCTGCTCCTGCCCGCCGCTGGCCAGGATCACGTTGCGGGCGGCGTCAGCCCGGTGACCCCGGATATCCGCCAGCACCGTGCGCCGGAGCAGCTCGGAGACGGCACCGGCCGCGCGGACGAGGTGAGTGGACTCGTCCAGCACCAGGTCCGCCCGGTGCCACCGCTGAGCACCGTCCCCGAACCACCGGACCTTCGGCGCTTTGAAGATGTCCACCAGCTCGCGGGCCTTGAGCGCGGCCTCCACCAGCGGAGGCAGATCGGCCGACTGGTTGACCAGGTCGGGGCGGTAGTAGACCCACTCCGCCACCTGGTCGGGGGTCAGCTCCACCCACTCGTCGTGGGGGTAGCCTCGGACGCTGTGGCGCAGCCACACCCACCGGCCGCCGGCGGTCAGGTAGAGGCTGTGCACGTCGCCTCCGGGTGCCCGATCAGGCTCGATGATGAGCGTGGCGGTGTTGTAGTCGAACCACCAGGCGCCTGCACGGTCGTACACGACCTCGCCGCGCCGCCCGGCCTCGTCGATGGCCCACCGGCCGTCGAGCCGACCGACGACGACCTGCGGGGTCTCCCCAGGCCGGGGCTCCCGGTACTCGCCATCCTCGCCGGGAATGCGGAAGTCCGCGCCGTCGAGGATTGCCTCGGCGTCGTCCTCGGTCAGCTCCGTGCCGTCCGCCCAGGCGTAGAGGTCGTCCCGGGTGAACGCCACGAGCTCGGGGGCATGCGGCTGGCCGGGCCAGGTCTCGATGGACCAGCCGGAGTCGGTGAGCACGATGCCGACCTTGTCGGCGCTGACGTGGTCGTGCTCGTACAGGTCGAGGATCATCTCGGGGGTAATGCCCAGCATGATCGGCTCCTTTCAAACGGGAGGGGACATGTGGCCCCCGGATTCCCGGGGGCCACATCCCTAGTCGGGTCAGAGGCTGGCGACGGCGGCGTGGATGCCGTTGACGATGGCCTGGTACAGCTCGTCCCGGGTCATGGACCGCGGGTTTTCCCATCCCCACTTGACGTGGATCTGGCCGTCGGCGGCGTCCCAGTACACCGCGGTGATGGCACCGAGGATGCGGCGGGCCTCGCTGTTGGAGATGGTCTCCCCGTTCAGCGAAGCCGCCCAGATGTTGCCGCTCTTGTACCGGTCGATCTCCAGGCCGATGAACTTGGCCCAGCCGTTGAAGTAGACCCGGTCGTAGTTGCCCTTGGTCCACCGGTTGCCGCCGATGGCGACGAGGGTCTCGACGGTGAGCTCCATCTTCTTCTCCTGCGGGCGGGTCAGGGTGATGCGGTAGTCGAGGGAGGCGGGGTTGATGTGCCAGCGCCGGCCGATCTTGGTGGCGGCGACGGCGCTGATGCAGCACCAGGTGCGGATGGTGGAGGGGGAGACGCCGGCCTTGGCGGCGGCCTGGGTGACGGTGAGGGTGGTCATAGCGGATCGGCTCCTTTCGGGAGGGGATCTGCCTACGCAATCCATTATGCTTGGGTACCCAAACAGAGTCAAGTGGTGGGCCACCCGTATGTGCCGGACCGCACCCACCGCGGACCACCCTTGGTCGCCTGCCGCGGTAGGGGCAGGTGCTGCACCGGTAGGCGAAAAAGGGCAAGCCTGGCCGTCCCAAGAAGGGCGAAGAAAAGACGACCTCGCCCGCTACCTCCGGCGTCCGCGCCCCGGCTGCTTCGCCGAGGCGACCCGCGCGGTCGATATAATGCGTGCGAGTGCTCTCCTAGAGGCGGTCGATCCTAGAGGCGGTCGATCTTCGCTTCGTGCGAGAGTCCTCTTTCCGTGTGAAAAGGCCCGGGACCGGCGTCCCGGGCCTTCGCGCTGCTAGCCGCCGGGTGCAGCTCAGGCACCGCTGCCAAGGACCTTCGCCTCGATCTCCTCGAACCGCTCAGCCACAGCGTCAGCCGCGGCCCTAAGCGCCAGCTCGAGGTCGATGCCGCCGAGGTTGGCGGTGGCGGGGCCGTGGATCTCGCCGAGGCGCGGGACCCAGTGGCACCCTCCGGGGAGGCGCCGGTTGAGCTCCTCCACCTGGGCGCCGATCAGGGCCTCGACGAGCATGTCCCGCTCCTTGGCGGTGTACGCGCCGTCCCTGATATAGGCGTACCAGCCGTCCGCGTGGTAGGCGTAGCTCAGTTTGTAGTTGCGGGTGAGGGTCTTCGTGGTCATTCCGGGTCCTTCCGTGGTCAGAAACGGTGGTGGCACCACTGGGTGCAGCTCAGGCACCGCCCGGTGCCCTTGCACAGGGGGCAGCGCATACCGCGCCGCATCTCCCCACTGCCCCCACAGCAGTGGCATGCGTGCGGGCGGTTCGGCGGGGGCGAGGTGCGTGTCATGATGGATCTCCCTTCGTGGGGGCCCCGGGGTGGGTCTTGGCGGATTGGCCCCGGGGCCGTTTCGTGTCCTGGAGGGGCCGGCCGCCCCGGGCATCTCACCGGGGGTAAGGCCCGGTGAGGCACCCGCGGCGGCCACACCGCGCGGATCACCAAATCTCCGGAGGATGCCCCGGCCTTCAGGCCGGGGAGGAATCCGGCTTCCCGCGTAGCGGGGCAGGGAAAGCCGATTCGCCGCTGGACGGCCAGGCAGCGTGAGCCAGGAATCCCCCTCCTTTAGGAGGGGGAGCAGTCAAACCTCCTGCTGCTGAGGGGGCAGTGCGCGGCAGGTCCGGGAGTGCTCGTTCGCGGCCGGCCGCACGTCCTGCCCAGGCTCACCGGTTTCCTCGGTGTCGCACGCCTCACAGCGCCACCGGCCGCGGTCCTGCGGCCGCCGCGCCGGGTAGGCGATCACCCGGGCTCCACCCTCGGTGGGGTAGATGACCGGCCTGGCGGTCGGGGTGGCCGCCTGCCGCACCTGGGCCGCCTTCACGGCCAGCCAGCACGCCGCGACGATGAGCGCGAGCGTGATCAGCAGTTCCATGCGCTGCTCCTAGTCGATGGGGGCCAGCTGGAAGACATCCTCTGGCTGCTCCTCGACAACGCCCGCCCGCTTGAGGGCGCGCAGCGCCGCCGGGATTTCACGCAACGGCACCTGCTTGCCGAGCACCTGCTGCACACCAGTGCAGATGTCCCCAAGCTTCAGCGGCAGGCTGGCATCCCGGAGCACTTGCTCGACGGCAGCCTGCACATCACCGGACGTGCAGGGGGGCGGGGCCGGTTGGGGCGTGGCCTCGCGAGGGTTCCGGCCTCGAGCCTTGTGGTGCCGGTACTCTTCGATCCACTCCATGGTCAGCGGGTCGAGGACGCCAGCCGGCGGGGTGGAGGCGATGCCGTAGGGGTCACGCACGCGCATGAGGCGAGCGGTCGCCGAGGGGCGGCGGTCCACACCGAGCAGGTAGGCGAGCCCGTGAGTCTGTGACCCGTCCGGGAAGAATTTCGGCAGCTTCGACGGGTCGGACGGCAGGCCGACCATCGCGTGGTCGGTGGACGAAGCGGTTCGCAGCGCGGTCAACCCGCCGCCTGAGATCAGGTTGGACCTGAAGGACTGCGCCTGGTCGGAGCTGCCGAAGTTCCCAAGTCCGAGGTTCTGGTTGACGACGAGGAGACCGCCGCCGGCCTTGCGCCAAGTGCGCACACCATTAACGGCCAGCTCGAAAGCCGCCTTGCCGTAAGGGCTGTCCACCAGAAGCTTGAACTCTTCCAGCACGATGAAGATCATCGGCATGCCGACGTCCGGGTCACCTGGCAGAACGAACGGCTTTCCCGCCCGCTCCCTGCCCTTGTCATCAACCCAGGGCACCCGGGAGATGTGCTGAGCTCGCCTCTTCAGCACAAAGTCGAGCATCAGCAGCGCCTCGAAAACGTCGTCCCCCTCGGCGTAGATGGGGGTCCTGGTGCGCCAGTCCGGCTGGGAGGCGCCTCCCTGCGGGTCGAGCAGCGCGGTGACGATCAGAGGGCAGCGGTGCGCCAGGGTCAGGAGCGCGGACACGTGCGCCGACTTGCCGGACCCGGTGTCGCCGGCGACCAGGCCCATCTGCGCCCCCGAGCTGGGGTTCCAGAACTGCCAGTGAGCCGGGGCGCCGTCGAAGAAGACGCCGGTCTGCGCCATGCCCGTGGTCAGGTCGACTGCGGCTCCCGAGTCCTCCAGGTCCGGGATGTCGATCAGGTTGCGGTAGGAGCGGATCATGCTGAGCCGGGCACGGGATGCGTCACCGTCGCTAGCGGGCTCGACGGCTACCCATGCGGTGTTGGCCTGGTAGGCCGATGCAATCGTTTCGACGGCGGCGGACGCGGCCATCTGGGAGTACCGGTTCGCGCCAGGCTTGCCGGCGATGACAGCGGTGAACCCGTCCGGGATGGGCTTGATGTCGACGAGCCGGGTGTCGGTGAACGCCGTGTTGTTGGGGACCACACGAGTCCGCCAGATCTTGGCCTCTTCCGGCTCACGTGGCTCGATCTCATGGGCGGGCTGCTGCTGTTCCGGCTCGTCGAGCTGGTTGTTGCGCCGGAACCAGCCGAGCAGGCCACCCCAGATCGGCACCTCCTTCGCCCGGCGCCGGGGGAGGCGGTCCAGGACGTCCTTCCAGTAGGGGACGGCGAAGCCGACGATCCCGGCGACCCACAGGATGATCGCGACCCACCCGTAGGGGCCGAAGAGGTAGGCGCCGATCATCCACAGTGCGCCGGCCGTGGTCGGCACCCAGGGCAGGTCATCGCCGCGGCGCTCGGCGCGGCCGAGCACCCCGGCCGCGCCGGCACCGGTGATCCCTACCCACAGCAGCGGGTGCAGGTCGGCTGCGTCCATGCCCAGCGCGGCGGCGTGGAGGGTGCCCAGCCACCCCACGGGCGCCAGCAGCGCGAGCTTGCCCCGCTCGTGGTGCCGGGCACGCCGCGCCGCGCGCTTGAGCTCCGCCTTGAGCACCTCGCCGCGGCTGGGCGACTCCGCGTCCCGATCCTGGGTGGGCTTGTCCGCGGTGTGGCTGCGCATATGGTGATCCCTCCCGATGGTGCTCAGTTGTGGGCGACCTTGCGGGACAGCTCGGCGATCTCGTCGGCGACCGCGGCGGCCTGGTTGAGCAGGTCCTGCAGGACGGCGGTCTTGCCGATCAGCTCGGAGTGCTCGGCGAGCACTCCGGACATGGAGGCTGCGAGGGACTCGCTGCCGGTCACCCGCTCGCGCAGCTCGGCGGCGAGCTCCTCGTGGGCGGCGGCGTAGCTAGTAAGGCCAGTGGCCTCGGTCTGCATGGTGAGGTCCTCCTTCGTGGTGACGGTGCTGCCCGTGCCAGGGGGCAGCGCGGGGGGGATCGGGTCTGGAACGGTCTGGGTGGCCGGCTCGGCGTTGGTGGTGGACGAAGGCGCTTGGCCCGCGGGGTCTGGGGTGGGCTCGGTGGTGGGGGTGTCGGCCGGTCGCGGCGCAGCCCCACCGTCACCCGCGGCGGTGGGTGCGGGCTCCTCGTCGACGACCTCGGCGTCCACGGGCCGGGACTCCTGCCACCGCCGGTAGGAGTCCCGGCCACCCTGCCAGGCCGCGCGGCCGACCCGGCCGGCGGCGCCGCACACCTTGCACGCCCCGTAGACGGTGGCCAGGCCGGCCGAGACCCACCACCGGAAGTCGCGGGGGGTCGGGTTACCGGCCCGGAGCCGGGCCTGGGCCCACTCGTACCCCTGCCGGAACTCACGGGTTGCCTGGTCCCACCCGGCCCGCCACGCGCCGCCGGCGGCGGCGCGGACGCCTGGGCGTGCCCACATGGCCCCGCAGATCAGCGCCGCCAGGGCCATGGAGAACAGCAGTGCACTCACTTCATCTCCGAGGTGATGATCGAGAAGTTCTTGCCGATCTCCGCCTTGGCTGCGTCGAAGGCGGGGCCGCTGGTCATGAACACGATCGCCACCAGCGGCGGCAGCGCGAAGATCCGCCACGGGTGGTCGACCTTCTTGTCCGGGAACAGGTCGGCGGCCACGCCGACCACGAACCCCAGGAAGACGACCAGAGCGATGCCGCCGACGATCAGCGGCGAGATGACCCCGGACAGGAGGCGGGCCAGCCAGACGGCGATGCCGACGGTGCCAACGCCGGCCAGGAGCATGAGGACGCCCATGACCCCGTTCCACTTGCGCCGTCGCTTCAGCTCCAGGGCGGGCCAGAGGAACAGGGCGGTGGCGAAGGCTCCGGTGATGATGAGCGACATGATGGTCATCTCCCTCCTAGATCACGAGGCTGAGGATCCCGACGAGCAGGGCCACGCCGATCAGGAGCGACGGGTAGGAGATGATCAGCAGAATGAGGTGCGTGGCCACGGTGACGGGGATGACGATGGCGCCGTAGACGGCGTAGGGGACGCGCAGGACGATGGCGTCTCGCACGTACGGAGGCGGGTCGAGCCAGAACTGGCGGACCAGGTCGGCGACGGGCCGGGGCCGCCGGCCGAGGATGCCGTCCCCGACCCAGGCGTCCCGCCACTCCTCGGCGAACTTGACCAGGGCCCGCTGTGCAGCGGGTGTGACCTGGTCGAGCAGGCCCTGCTTGGGTGAGGGGGTGTGGGCGGCGGGGAACAGCACCACCCTCGCCTCTGCACCGTTCTCGTTCTCGGCCGGGGTCGGCGTGGGCTCCCCACCGCCAGCGGTGGGCGGTTCACTGCCCGGGTCGGGCATCCGCAACTTGAACTCTGGCATCAGCGGTCACCTCCTTTCAGGCGAGCTTGGTCCTCGGCGTTGAGACGCCGGGCGAACTCGGTGATCTCCTTGGCGACCTCGAGGCCGAGCTCGTGCGCCCGCGCGGGGTCACGGCGGGCGAGCTTTTTGAACTCGGCGGCGAGCCACCAGGACGCCCACCAGGCCCTCTTGACGCCGTTCTTCTCGGCGTTGATGCGGCTCTCGTGGAAGGCCCGGCGCTTCTCTGGCCGGGTGGGTCTGCCTGGCACAACCTCCCCTTTCCTCGGTTACGCTCGGTGACGGTTTGACAGGTTGGGGTACAATCGCGCGCGCGTTACGTATACGCGCGCGTTACGTAACACGCTCGCGCGTTAAGGGCGGCCGCTGGAGGGGTACAGGGCGGCCAGGGCGCCACGCCTACCCCTCCCAGCCCGGTTACTCACCGTGACCCTGGGGGATGGTGATCCCCCGCCGCTTGAGCTCGGCCTGCACCTCCGTAGCACGAGCGGTACTGATCCGGCCGATGGCCTTGCGGATCGCGTGGATGCCCAGCGTCCTCAGCTCACCGCTGGCGATCTTCCTCTCGGCCTCCGCGACGAGATCCTCCAGGCTCCGCTCCGGGAGCGCCGCCGGGGCCTTGCCCGCGCTAACCGGTCGGCGCCGCGTCGTGCCGCGGGAGCGGCCGGCCGAGGCCGAGGGGGAGCCTGTACTGACGACCGTGTACTCGACCGGCTGTACTGACCCCTGTACTGCCGCGCTGACCTGCGCGAGTACATCGGGAGTACAGTCCGTTGAGTACACGCCGGTCGCCTGTACCGGCAGGGTCGAGAGAATCGACCAGAGGGTGGGCAGGATCCAGACCGCGACCACCGCGGCGATGGGGCCGAGCGCGTGGACGACCACGGCCAGCGCCAGCGTCCAGTAGTCCGGGTGGTCGGCGAGGAACGCCGGCCAGCAGTTCAGCGTCAGGGTCAGCCCCAACAGGACGCCCTCGACGATGAGCAGCTTGCGCCCCTCGCGGGACCGGCGGTCCACGACCTTCCCGCGGATCGCGCTGTACGCCTGGACGAGGACCGTGGCGTACAGGGACAGGCTCAGGGCAGGCTCCACGAAATAGGAGGCCCACCAGCCAATCGAGCTATGCTCCAGCTTCAGCGCGGCGGCCACGCTGCGCTGGACGCCGATACTGGAGGCGGCCAGCGCGATCCCCGCGGCGATGACGACCATCCACGTGGTGATCAGGCGCATCCGCTGGTCGCGCCACGCCAGCGCGATCTCGTTGTTCCGCAGCGCGTGCCGCTGCGCGGCCTCGATGAACCGCTGGTGGTCGCGCATGGCACGCTTGCTGAACACCGCGTGCCGGAGCTGGCGGAGCTGGGCCTGCAGGCCGGCGAGGTGCATCTGCTCGGCGACCCGGCGGCGCAGGCTCTGCACGCGGCGGGTGTCACCGTCGGCGAGGTCGATGACGAAGGCGTCCTGACCCTCGTCGAGCTCGCTCTCGGCGTCCTCGTTGTCCTGGATGCCCGCCTCGACCTCACCGCCGGCCTCGGTGTCATCGAGGGCCTGGTCCGGGTCGCGCAGGGTGTCATCGTTCTCGTGGTCGCGCACGTTGTCTCCCGTGTGGTCGCCGCCCGGTGGGGGCACGCTGGGCGGCGTGCTCTTGGCGGCCTGGCTGTTGGCGTGTGCCTCGAGCGCGGCTATGCCGTGGTGGATCCACCCCGGGTCCGGGTTGAGCGGGTCTGTTGTGGTCGTCATGGTCGGCCTCCTGGGTCACCGCTCGGGCTTGGGCAGGGCACGGCACTTCTCGGCGTGGGGCTGCGCCCAGTTCCGAGCGTCCTTGCCGTTGTCGACGGTCGGCGCGTTTCTGAGCGCCTGGGTGAGCTCCTCGTGTGCCTTCGGGGTGCCGATTAGGCGGTCGCGGAGGTGGGTCAGCCGTTCCTTCATTAGGTCACCCCTTTCCGCACTTGTGGCAGGTGGTTGTGGTGCGGGGGTTGATGGCGCCGCACCGGCAGATCCAGGTGGATGCGGTGCCGGGCGGTAGCCAGAGGCGGGTCACGCCGGGCACCCCCTGGCCCAGCAGACCGGGCACCCGGGGCGGGTGCACCAGTGGACCGGGTTGGCCGCCCACTCCCGTGTGGTGCGGGCCAGGGTGCGCCCGGTGAGGGCGGCCCGGGCGAGGATGAGCCGGGCGCGCACCCAGGTGAGCAGCTCGTAGACGGCGAGCCGGAGGGTGAGCATCAGGCCGCCTCCGGGTGGTACTCGACGTCCAGGTCGGCCGCCCACACGGCGCGCCGGCAGCTGGCGCAGTAGTAGAGGACCGGGCCGCCGTCGAGGGCCTGCCCGCAGGTGGGGCAGGTGGCCGCCGTCATGGTGGGGATAAGGTGGGACATATTTGCCTCCTCATGCAGCAGGGGGGCTAACCAGGGCCTGCTCGGTGGTGGCGTCACCGGGCAGGCCCGTTTCGTCGTCGGGCGCGAGGATCGCGTCGATGGCGCTGGCGGGGATTCGGTAGCGCCCGCCGGGGGTGCGCACAGCGCGAATCCTCCCGTTGTTGATCCAGTTCCAGATGGTTTGGGTGGTCACGCCGAAAACGTGTGCGACCTCGCGTGGTTTCAGTAGTCGCGGGTGCACATGTGCCTCCAAATCGGACGATTGCTTGGTCGCTACGTACTGCACCCAACTATATAGCCTTTATGTAAACGCAACAAGGTTTTGGCGTAGCTAGCAGGATCGAAACCCCTTACCGCCTTCTGGATAATGGGACTTCAACAGGCGGAGACCAGCGGTAGCAGTAAGGAGCAGCCCATGGCAGACGACAGACCAGCCGAGGAACGCATTGCCGCTGATCTCCGCGCACAGATCATCGACGGGCTGATCCCACCAGGGGCGCAGCTCGAATCCATCCCATCCACTGCCGCCCGCCTAGGCGTGTCCACGGCCTCGGTGCAGCACGCCCTGGCCCGCCTGCGGGCCGAGGGTTTCATCGTGAGCCACCGCGGTAAAGGCGTGTTCGCACGCCGGGAGGGGATGACCACCGTGGACGTGGCCGCCTACTACGACCCGGCGTCGCGCGGCGTCACCTACACCCTGCTCGATGTTGCCGAGGTGGAGGCGCCGCGGCATGTTGCCGAGGCGCTGGGGGAGGAGCGTGCGATTCTGCGTCATCGGCGCACCGACCGGGCTGGTGAACCGGTCGAGCTCACCTGGTCGTACTACCCCGCGTCACTCGCAGCCGGCACCCCGCTGGCGGGGCGGGCGCGGATCAAGGGTGGCGCACCTCGGGTGCTCGCGGATCTCGGTTACCCGCAACGGCGGTTTGTGGATCGGGTGGCGGTGCGCGCGCCGACGACCGAAGAGGCTGAAAAGCTGGGGATTCCACGGGGTGTGCCGGTGATCAGGCAGTTTCGGGTGGTTTACTCGGACGGTGACCGACCGGTTGAGGTGTCGGTGATCGTGAAGCCTGGGCACCGGTTTGAGGTGCAGTACGCGCAGGAGATTCCCGAGTCTGAGCGCCGGCGGCCGGTCTAGGTGGTTACCCGGCGGGCGAACGGGATGAGCATGATAAGCCCGATCACGTCTGGGTCGGCGTCGTCGCCGTTATAGTGGCCGGCATCGTACCGGCGGAGGAACTCGTCCCCAGAGATGCCGAGCTCTTCCCGCACCGCCCGGTCGAAGAACTGGCGCCCTTCCGCTTCGTTGAGGACCCCGTCGTCGGACATGGTGATGTCACCTCCCTTTTCGGTCACCCGACCGGGTTCGGTACACCCGGGGGATGATCGTTTAGTGAGCGCTCGCTTTTGGCGTTTCCGCTTCGTAGACTCCTGCGTAAACGCTGGTGGCTACGCCGCAGAGCGCCATACGCCTTACAAGCGAGGGGTCACTGGTTCGAACCCAGTACCGCCCACAACCAGCGCCCTGACCTGGGAAAACAGGTTGGGGCGCTTGCTTTTTTGTGCACCAGTCTATGGGCTACGCCGCTTAGTTAGCACTCGCCTTTGACCGGTGGCGGGCCTATGATGCCGGGCATGGCACCCCTCACCAAACGTGCAGAGACGCTTTTCGGTCGGGAAATTGCGTCATTTCGGCGGTTCCTTAAAGCGGAGAACAAGAGCGACAACACAATCCGCATTTACACGGACGCCGCCGAGCGGTTCGCCAACTGGCTCGCGGCAAACAGCGGCGCTGGCGACGATGGCATCGAGCCGGTCGGCAACTGGCTGGACGTCGAGCCGAAGCACATCCAGGGATGGATCATCTCGATCCTGGAGACCCGCACCCCTGGGTACGCCAACAACCAGTACCGGGCAATTCAGCAATTCTTCCGGTGGCTCTCCGACGAGGAGGAGATCCCTAACCCGATGCAGCGGCTGCGGCCGCCTGAAGTGCCTGAGAAGCCGGTTCCAGTGCTGCGCGTGGACCAGCTGCAAGCGCTGCTGCGCTCCTGTCAGGGGCGTGATTTCGTGAGCCGCCGGGACCTGGCCATCATCTACGTCCTCATGGACACGGGAATCCGCCGCGCCGAGCTCGTCGGGCTCACCGTGGATAACGTCGACCTGGACCTGCGGGAGATCCAAGTGCTCGGCAAGGGGCGCCGCCCGCGGATCGTGACGATCGGCCGGCGCGCTGCGGTAGCGCTGGACCGGTACTTGCGCGTGCGGGCGCAACAGAAGTGGGCGGACCGGCCGGAGCTGTGGCTCGCGGAGAAAGGCCGGGGGGTGCTCACCGAGTCGGGGGTGCGGCTGATGCTGCGGCGCCGTGGTGAGGCGGTGGGCATCCCGGGACTGCACCCGCACATGCTGCGGCACACCTGGGCGCACTACGCCAAGATGCACCTCAGCGAGGAGGAGATCATGCGTCTGGCTGGCTGGCGTTCCAGGCAGATGCTGGACCGGTATGCTGCGTCGTTAGCGGATGAGAGAGCCCGGGAGGCGGGGAAGCGCCGTCCGCTTGGGGATGAGCTGTGATTGCCGGGTTTACCGGTAGAGTCCCCTTTTATCTGATTGCAATAGGCGTATTACATGACCGTTATGTACCGATCCAAGGTATATATGGTCAGCAAAAATCCTTTGTCCTATGGTGATAGCTACCCGCTCAGAGGCGCCACACGAGTAACGCCTAATTGGAGACCATACACATGGGCTATTTCGCACGTTGCGGCTGTTACCTCGGCACAGGAGTGGCGTGGGCAGCCGCCATCACATGCGCCATCGCTCGAGTGGAAATCAGGTACTACCTGCTCGTCCTGCTGGCAACCCTCGTGCTCAGCGTGACGACAATTTTGATCATCCTTGCGCGTCCGGATCACGGTCTCCTGGCCGATGCCAGGATTCAGCTGCGCGCCATGCAGGCCGAGGCCGCGCTCGCCGAACTCGAGCGTGACCTCGAACGCGAGAAGGCGCGGTTGCATAACCCCGGAGAGGACAGGGTCAGCTAAGGGGCTAGCTGCCGAAACGTCGCTCCAGGTCAGCGATAACCTGCCGCGCCCGACGCTCAGCATCACGTCGCTGACCTGGAGACAGACGCGGGTCGTTAACGATCTGCTGCAGCTGCTGGCGCAGCTTGTCTAGCTGATCTTTAGTAGATCGCGCAGACGTGGTCACCTCGGCCTGGTCAGCCATCCCGGACTCCACCAGCAGCTCATCCAGGCTGTACCCCCAATGCCTGGCCAAATCCATCAGGGAGGTGACCACCGTCACAACCGTGTCAACGGCCAGCCCTCGCCGTTCGAGTTCGGCAGTGAACCATTTGGCGAGACGCTGTGGCTCCTTGGTTACGACGGCGGTGGTGGTCTCAGGCTGTCGCCTGGCGATGATCTCCCGGAGCAGGTCCGCGGCGTCCTGCCGGCCGATGGCAACCAGCTCCTCCGGGCGGACCCCCACGACGTGGGCCATGTGGGCCAGCGTGTCTGCTGGCGGAATGATGATGCGGGACTGGCCGCCCCCTTGCGATTGGTGCCCCCGCTCGATGTTGCCCCAGTGCTCAGGGGAGATGCAGGCGTGCTGTGCTGCCTGAGCAATGGATAGGCGTGGAGACATGCGCCTACGGGCCCTCCGGATGAGGGCACCCTCAGCAGTCTGAGGTCTGATGGTTCGGGGCACCCGTGGCCTCGCTTTGGTATCTCTCGCCTTGGTGTTTGGGTGTCACGTGTCCATGACTCATCATGCGGGCCTGTTGCATAGGCGTCCAACCATGGGTGATGTGAGTGGATCAAAGTGCGGGAAAGTGCCCGTGATACTTGATGATTTTCTGCACTTTCCTGTACTTTGGTGCCATGGCTGTTGTGACAAGGCGGCGGCAAAAGCCGCGTTATGTGAACCCGCACGCGCTCCTGCAGTGGCGCGTGCGCGCGGGATTCTCCCAGGCTGAGCTGGCCAAACGCGCCAAGCTCGGCCAGTCGACCATTAGCCACCTGGAGACCGGAAGGAGCGGGGGAACCGTCGAGGTTCTGCACCGGCTCGCCGAGGCGCTCGGTCGCCCCGTGGATGACCTCATGGGTGACGTGCGGCGGGATGTGGCATGAGCCGGCACGCCATCAACGGGCGCATTGGGGCGCTGGAGTCGTGGGCCCGCACCACGGATCGCGCCGCCCGCACCCGCCCCGGTTACCGCAGGTCCCCCGCGTCCATCGAGTACTGGCTCGACCGGGTGGACCCGGAGGGGCGAATGGGCCGGGAGAACCGCCTAAAGGCTGCCGAGGCGGCGCGGCGGGCGTACATGCTGCGCCTGGCCGAGGCGTCGGCGCGTGCACGGGCCGCCCGGAAGAGGGCGGCGTGAAGACCACTGTGGGCCCAGCCGAGGGCACCGGCCAGGCCCACCTACCCGTGAAGGGAAACAGGTTGACCACCATCATCGCAGATTCTCCCCGCTTCTTGCCTACCGCAGAGGCGATGCGCTTCGTCGATTCACTCACCCGTGACGAGGCCCGGTCGATGCTGATGTACCTGCTCGGCCGGGACCCGGATGGGTGGGCCGCCGCGATGGGCGAGATCCAGCGGCGGCGGGCTGCGGGCCGCGCCGAGGGGGTGACCCGGTGACCCGAACGCGCACCAAGACCTTCAGGGAACTCGCTCCCGGGGATGTGGTGACGATCCCCTACGCCATCCGATCCCGGCTGGTAGCGCGGGTTACGCCTGTGGAGGTGCTGACCAGCCCGGAGCCGTGCCCAGACCCCGGTTGCCGGGCGTGGCAGGTGCGCGCTCGTGAGCGTGGCACCGGGCGCATCCACGTGGTCCACCGGTTGCCGGACCGCCCAGTCATCCCTCTGACCCCTCCCACCACCACTGGAAAGGACGTGGCGTGATGTCCCGCAGCTTTGACCCCGCCGAGGCCGGTTACATCGACGTCGCCGCTCGGATCGTAGAGTTCCGCAACCGCTACCCGGAGGGCTCCCTGCAGCCTGTGGACCCGGCCAACCCGTACCGGGTCGAGACGATCGGCGATCGCACGTTCATCGTGTACGTGGCCGCCGCGTACCGGCACCCGGACGACAAGCGACCCGGCATCGGGGTCGCTTGGGAGCCTTTCCCCGGTCTGACCCCCTACACCCGCAACAGCGAGCTGATGAACGCCGAGACTTCGGCGTGGGGGCGGGCAATTATCGCGGTCCTGGCCGCGGATGCCAAGCGGGGCATCGCCTCGCTGGAGGAGGTGCGTAACCGGCAGGCGGAGCGGGAGCAGCCAGCGCAGATCCAGAGGAACGGCCGGTCGCAGGCGGCCCGACCGCTGCTCCCCAAGGAGATGCTGTCCCGGCTCGGTCAGCAGTTCGCGGCGCTCGGGGTGACGGACCCGGCCACGGGCCTGGAGGCGATCCGGCTGCTGATCGGCGCCCAGGTTTCCAGCACGCGGGAGCTGACGGGTGAGCAGGCCAAGCGTCTGATCGAGGTGCTGGATCGGTTCCTGAAGCAGCCGCAGCCGGCGGCGGCGTTCGCCGCGGCGTTGGCTGAGGCGCGCGGCCGGGTTGCGGGGGGTGAGGCGGCGTGAACGTTCGCGAACTCGCCCTCCGCCTGGCCGTCCACAAGGCCCTCACCGACCAGCTCAAGAACATGCGCAGCCAGCTGGATGAGGAGGCCCGGCGGGAGATGGAGCCGGGGGACCGGATTACCGCGAAACTCCCCTCGGGGGAGAAGGTCGGCTCGGTCACCCTCACTCATGGTCGGGTGTCGGCCCGGGTCGTGGATAAGGACGCGTTCACCCGGTGGGTAGCCGAGCGCTTCCCGGCCGAGGTAGTCCAGGTCGTCCGGGAATCCTTCGCCAAAACCGTGCTTGACGCGGTCAAGCGGGACGGCGGCTGGGTGGACAAGGCCACAGGTGAGATCGTCCAGGTGCCCGGGGTGGCCGTGACTGAGGATGACCCGTACCCGTCCGTGCGGCTCACCCGGGACGCCCCCCAGCTCATCGCCGAGGCGTGGCAGCGCGGCGAGCTCGCCGAGCTGGTTGGGGGCGCGCTCCAGCCACGCGAGCTCGAGGCGGGGGAGGGGTCGTGAGCGTCGTTTTCGACCGCGGCCCTTCCGGGGCACTCGAGTTCATCAACGAGGACACCGTCCTTACCCCCGAGGAGACCGAGCGGTACCTCAAGCGGCTGAACAACGAGCTGGTGCTGGCCCAGCTCGCCGTCCGCAAGGCGCGGGAGCGCGAACTGAAGGCCTACCGGGCGTTCCTGGAGGCGCGTGCCCCGTACCTGCTGGACGAGGAGTGCCCGAAGGTGGGTCGCCGAGCTGGTGAGGTGACCCAGCGGCAGCAGGACGAGTGGCTGGCTCAGCGGATCCCCAACGAGTACTGGGGGTGGAAGACGGCTGAGCTGGAGCGGCGTAACGCGGTGGATTACGCGGAGCAGGTGCGCCGCCAGGTGGAGATCATGCGGTCGCTGAACGCGAACGCGAAGGCGATCTACGAGTCGTATCGGGGAAGCCCATGAGGCGCTCCCCGTTGCGCCGCCGGTCGCCCCTGAAGAGGGGCGGCCGGCCCCTCCTCCGCCGGACCCCGCTTCGGGCGCGCTCCAAGAAGCAGGAGGCCGTGTACCGGGTTCGCCGGCGCCTGGTCGCCGAGCTGCTGGCTGAGCGGCCCGTGTGCGAGCGGTGCCGGTCTGCCCGGTCCACGGATGTGCACGAGCCGCGGATGCGGTCCCGCCGCCCGGATATGGACATCACGGACCCGCGCGAGTGCGTGTGCCTGTGCCGGGCGTGCCACACGTGGGTGCATACCCACCCTGCGGAGGCGACCCGGGAGGGGTGGCTGATCCCGTCGTGGGCTGAGCTCGCCGAGTGCGGCGTCCACCCAACTACGGCCGCATGCGAGACGTGTACGGCCTGCCGGAAGTGCGGGCCATGCGAGTGCGAGCTCTCCACCGAGTGGGCGCGGGAGGCGGCATGGCCTGGGTGACCGCCGTGGAGTGGTGCCACTGGTGCCGCGCGACCGTCCCATCCCCTCATGCATGCCCATTCGGGGCGCCCTGCTGCGGGGTGGCCCCGTCGAACGCTGGAGGCGCCAATGAACCAGCAGATGGCGACGTACTCGCCTGAAATAGCCGCCCGGCTGCGCCGCGCCGTGGAGGCGGTGATCGCGCAGATGGAGCGGGAGCACGAGGCCGCGAAGCGGGAGCTGCTGGCCCTGGTCGAGGGAATCGAAGCTCGCGCCGGGCAGCCGATCCCGGTCACTGGTCCGGTGGGGCGTGACCCGTACGCGAATGCCCCGGCGTGGGCGGACCAGGCCGACCAGCGGGTCGAGCGCCTGATGAGCCTGCCCGACGAGGGGAACGGCGGCGTGGGGGGTGGGGAGTGCTGAGGATCTTCGCTCCGCACACCGGCCGGCATGTGCGCCCGCGCCGGCGCAAGAGGTGCACCGCCGTCGAGCCCGAGGGCCGCCCGGGTGTATGGCCGGGTGGCGAGCCAGAAAGCGTACGGCGGGCGTACGACGCCATGCTCGCCGCCCAGCGCCGGGACGATGCGCCGACGACCCCGTTCCCCCGACCCAACGACACCACCAGGAGTGCGGGATGACGGTCCAGGAGCTGCTCACCCACCTGCGGGAGGACGGCCGTCCTCTCACCGGTGCTATCGCCGCCCTCACCGTCGTCGGGACGGTGCTAGTCATCTCCGCGGTGGTGCACCTGTGGGAGCAGTACAAGGACCGCCGGGAGGCCCGCGCGCGGGAAGCGGCCCGGGTGATCGGCGCCCTGCGCCGGGAGGGGTACCGCCTGGTCGGCGTCGACGACGCCGAATGGGACGAGTTCACCCGCGCCCACGGGCTCCGCACGCCGGACCTGGCGGACGACGACACGGACGGCCTGACCCGCGACTGGTCGTGGCCGTGACCAACAGCTCCACGGGCTCGCCGGTGAGACCACGACCGCCCCGTGCCGGCGGGCCCGTGACCCCCTTCTCCACCTCTTGGAAGGAAACATGGCGAAAAGTAGGCTGCCTCAGCAGTACAGCCCGGAGGAGTTCGACGCCGCAGTCAAGCTGATCCAGTCGAACACTGATCTCCGCGCGGACATTGAGGCGATCACCGGGCAGAAGATTGCTGATCTCACCCCTCGGCAGATTTTCGACTGGTACCGGGCGATCGAGCGGGCCACGGACATTCAGCTTGCGGTCGCCAAGTACGGTCGCGCCCGGCAGGTGGTGCGGGAGACCCGCGCCGCACTGGAGGGCACCGCCAACGCGGAGCGCGGGCTGGAGGTGGCCCGCGCCCGGATCGCGGAGCTGGAGCGCCGCTGCGCGGAGCTGAAGGCCCAGCGTGACCAGCTTAAGGCCGCCAACGTCGCCCTCGCCGGCGGCAAGGTGACGCCGCTGACCCGCCCGGTCATCCGGGGGGAGGTGGCCTCCTGATGGGCGCGAGAGACATCTTCGGCGGGGCCGACGTGTACACCACCTACCGGGTTCGTCTGCGGGTGATCGACAAGCTCATCGGCGGCATCCCCAGCTCCCCCAGCGTGATCAAGGGCTGGCTGAAGGCCCGTATGGAGGTCGGGGACCGGGAGTTGCAGGAGCTGGTCGAGCAGACGCTTGCGGAGCGGTTCCCCGACCGTCAGCCGACCGCGGACGAGCTCGCGGACGCCCTGATGAGCACGGAGGCCGCACCGTCGATCAACGGTTTCAAGCGCCACCCCGATACGGGGGAGCTGGTCTACGAGGGCCGCTGTATGAAAGCCGCGATCAAGGAATGGGCCAACAGCGCCTACCCCGGCACTGAATGGCCCGGCAAGGAGAAGGTCGCCAAAGGCTTCCGTAAGGGCCTGATGTCCACGCTCGCCGAACGGGTGTTCGTGCGGGAGATCTATATCGGCCTCGGCGTGAAAGAGCCCACGGGGGTCGAGGAGCGGATCAAGCACGTGATGACCCCACAGGGCCCCAGGTCGAGCATCAGCCGGGTCGAGTACGTGCAGCAGCCCACCCTCGAATTCCACCTGCGTGTGCGGGACGACTTCCTCCCGTGGGAGGCGTGGGCCCGCATCTGGCAGGTGGGCGAGGAGATCGGCATCGGCGCCGACCGCGGCCGGTCGGACGGCCGTTTCGAGCTGCTGGCCTTCGAGCGCCTCTGAACGACGACGGGCCCCAGCCGCCCGGCTGGGGCCCCTCACCCGCTGATCACTGTACCCCGGTGGGAGGTCCCGATGGCCCACGCGACGCCGCGACCTATGCGGCTAGCCACCCCGACACGCCGTGCCTTACTCGATCCTCCACGACAAGCCAAGCCGCACCGTGGCCTGCCGAGCTCGACATGCCATTCCTATCCCGTTCTTCCCTTCCCGTGCCAAACCGATCCTTATCGACAAGCCGAGCCGCCCCATCGTACCGGCCCGTACTAGGCGACTAACCGCACCTTGCCTCGCCTGCAGGTGACATGCCTTCCCTGTCCCACCCAGACCACGTCACCCATGACGGGCCTGACCCACCAAGGCGACTTACCCGACCTACCCAGTTCACCTCACGTGCGACGTCCCAAGGCGAGCCGTGTGCAGGACGACATGCCTTCCCTGTCCCACCCAGACCACGCCATCCATGACGACAAGCCGCGACATCCCGATCCCAACCATCCCGTCCCCGCACAGGGCGACATGCCAATCCCGTCCCCGTCAAAGGCCGACAACCCCCACCACGCCCCGCCTACCCGACACGACAACCCACAACGAGAGGAGCCAGCGTGACCGACTGGAGCGACCGGGCCGCATGCCGCGGCATGCCACTAGCCCTCTTTTTCGGGCCGGAAGGTGAGCGCCAGCAGCAGCGCGAGCGGCGGGAACACGCGGCGAAGGCCGTCTGCGCCCGCTGCCCGGCCCGCGTCGAGTGCCTGGATTACGCCTTGACCACCCCCGAGAAGTACGGCGTCTGGGGCGGGATGGGCGAGGACGAGCGGGTCACGGAGCGGCGGCGTCGCCTGCGCCGCGCCGCCCGGGAGAGAGCCGCGTGATGATGCGGGATCACCTCGCCCTGGCCCTGGCGGCCGCCGTGCCACTGGAAATCGCCCGCTTGCGGTCGCTACCGAAGGAGGAGCGCGCCCGGGAGATCAAGGCTCACACCGGTCATGCCGTGGCCGTGCTGCTCGGCGAGCACGGTGACGATCTCCTGTTCGGCGGGCGGCACTGCGCTGAGGCGTTCGCCGCCTTGGCCACCGGTCTCGCGTGCCTCGCATGGCAACCGGGTGGCGTCACCGTCTTCGGTCAGCATTTCTGCGCTGACCATGCCCAGTGTCGGGCCGCCGAGCTGCGGGAGGCGGCGTCGTGAGGCGTACAGCGTTGTGGGGGCGGTCACCCGCCCCCACACTCCCAAACGGGCCAGCATCACCCGGACGCCGTCTCCTGACGCTTCGTTCTAGCGATACGAGCACGGCGTACCCACTCGCGATCAAACCCGATCTCACGCGCGATCTCCCCAACTGGCTCATTGGCTTCAAGAGCGGCGACAACTTCGGCAGCCAGTGCCTCGCGCGCGGCCTTCTCCGCTTCCATAGCGCGCCGGTAGGCGCGGCCGAGAGAACGCAGTCGCTTCCGGCGCTCATCGTCCATGCCCACATGGTGCCACATGGCCGCTGGCATCACTCGGTGGCTTACGTTCATGGCAACAGTCTGCCACACATTTAGGCCTCACACTAAGACGCAACCTGTGCCACACTATGTGGCATAGACTATGGCACAGACAGGGGGACGACATGACAGGCCGAGAACCAACATCACCTCGACAACCGCCCCATCCCAACTAGCAAACCATTGGAGACAACGCCGTGGCTTGGGCACGGATAGACGACGGCTTCGACGACCACCCGAAGGTGCTCGCGCTGCTCGACATGGAAGACGGCGCGGCCGCCATCGGCCTGTGGACGCTGTGCCTCACCTGGGCACACCGCAACACCCGCCGGAAGGGAAAGGTGCCTGGGCTGATCCCGTCCACCCTCCCGCGCCGCTTCGTCGGTGCCGAGGGCCGCCGGCTGGCGGACCTGCTGGTCAACGTCGGGCTGTGGGAGCAGGTCGACGACGGCTGGTTGATCCACGACTTCGCGGAGTACCTCCCGAGTGCGGAGGTCAGCGCGGCCCGGTCTGCCGCCGGGAAGAAGGGTGCGGCGAAGCGATGGGGCAAGCAGACCGATGGCAATTTGCCATCCGGTAGCCACACCGCTGATGGCAAAGTGCCATCGTCTGAGCATGGCAATTTGCCATCGGTTAGCTATCCCGAAGATGGCAACGTGCCATCGGTTTGCCATCCGGTCGATGGCAAACGGGATGGCAAAACGATGGCTCACGATGGCAGGTCAGCCCCGGGAGCAGCCAAGAATCTCGACGTCGAGACAACCGATGGCATGGAGCCATCCCCGGATAGCAAGTTGCCATCCGGGAGCCATGGCGGCGATGGCAAACCGATGGCAAAGCCCCGGGGATATATAGAGGTAAGTAGTAATCCTTTAATCCCCGTACCCAATCCCGTATCTATTCCGCCTTCGGCGGGCACGGCTTCGCCGCGCCGGGCCAAGCAGTCAACCGACCCCAACGCGGGCGCTATCGTCGCCGCCTGGGTAGAGGCAGTCACAGCGGCGACCGGCGAACGCCCCGCCAACCGGCTCATCAACCAGGTCGGCCGCCAAGCCAAAGAACTCCTCGCCGAAGGCAAGAACCCCCACCGCTTGATCGAGGCAGCGCGCGCCGCCGGAAGCAAGGGCTTCACCGACCTCGGGCGTGAACTCCTCCGCGCCTCGGCACGGCACCCAGCACCACTGACCACATCCCCTCGTAACCGCTGGTTGGAGCGCGAATGAACGACGACACGCTGCTGGAGCCGCACGACATTACCGCCGAGCAGTGCGTCCTCGGCGCCATGCTCATCTCCCACGCCGCCGTCGAAACGGCCATGTCCCGGGTCACGGCCGGAGACTTCTACCGGCCCGCCCACCAGATCCTGTTCGAGACCATCACCAACCTCGTCCGCGCCGGGGAACCGGTGGACGCGGCGATCGTCCTCGCACGCCTGCAAGCCGACGGCAACCTGGCGCGGGTCGGCGGCGCCCTCTACCTGCACACGCTGATCGAGACCTGCCCAACCCCGGCGAATATCCGGCACTACACCGCCATCGTCCGGGAGCGTGCCGTGCGCCGGCGGCTCATCCGCGCCGCCCAGTCCATCGCCCACCGCGCCTACACCGCCGACGGCGAGGACGCTATCGGCCTGGCTGAGCACGCGGTCCGCGAGTTTGAGGCGGTCCGCGACTTCGAGCTCAGCGAGGACGACGCCTCAACCCCGACCATCAAAGAATTCCTCGAGGTCAAGGACGAGGAGTACGACTGGATCGTCCCCGGCCTGCTCGAACGCGGCGACCGGATGATCCTCACGGGAACCGAGGGCCTGGGGAAGTCGACCCTGTTCCGGCAGCTCGCGGTGACCATCGCCGCCGGCATCCACCCATTCGACCACACTCCGATCACCCCGCGCCGGGTGCTGATCGTGGACGCGGAGAACACCCCGACCCATGTGCGCCGGAAGATCCGCCCCCTCGTCGCTCAGGCTGAGCTGCAAGGCCACCCGATCAACGAGACGAACCTGTGGCTGGAGATCCGCCCCGAGGGCCTGGACCTGGCTAACGACAGGGACGTGTCGTGGCTGCTGCGGCGTGTCTCGCTCATCCGCCCCGATGTGGTGTGCCTGGGTCCGCTGTACCGGCTGGCACCGCGGGCGCTCAACAGCGACGACGAGGTGGCCCCGATCCTCGCCGTGCTGAACATGATCCGCGCCAAGGGTGCGTGCGTGCTGTTGGAAGCGCACGCCGGCCACGCGATCGGCGTGGGCGGGCGCCGTGACCTTCGCCCGCGCGGGTCGTCGGCCCTGCTGGGTTGGCCGGAGTTCGGTTACGGCATCCGCCGCGCCGACACCGAAGAAGCCAAGTACCGCCGGGTCGTGGACCTGGAGTCGTGGCGTGGCGACCGGGATGAGCGGGAGTGGCCGGAGCGGCTGGCGGCTGGTGGCACGTGGCCGTGGACGGCTGTGCAGATCGGATTTGACCCTTCGGCGTCCTGGCCCCAGAGCACGGGCCTGCGCAGCGTTTCGTGACCACCGAAAGGATTCCTATGACTCGACTCCCATCGCCGATGTCGTCAGCGAGCACGGCGTCAACCTCGGTGACGCCGGAAGCAGTGCAGCATCTCGCCGCCCGCGCCGGCCTGGAGCTGACGTGCGAGGTGGCGTCATGAGCGAGACCGCCAAGTGGCTGAAGTCCCGGGAAGACTGGCTGCGCGTCATCGCCATACCTGGCGCTCATGGCGGGTTCGACATCGCGCTCGTGATTGACGGCACCTACGCGGTCGACTCCGGTGTGCAGCGCTTGGCGCGCTCCCATGCCGAGCGGTTAATGGCTGCGCTCAAGGCCGATGGGACGCCTCTGAGCCGCCCCATCCCGGTGGGGGTCCGCCCCAGCATCGACGCCGCCGCTGACTACGCGCGGCGCCGCGAAGCGGCATGCCAGGCGATCCGGAAGGCGTGCGAGATGAGAGACCTGGATGGCCTTTTCGAGGCGATGAGTGAAGCTGTCCGGCCTCCTCTGGATGAGTTCGTCGATCTTGAAGACGCCTTCCACGGCGATGAGTAAGCCCATCGAGACGCACTACGCCGGGTGCCGCTTCCGTTCCCGCCTCGAAACCGGTCTGTAACCAACGGAAAGGAGAAATCCAATGTCAGCGCAGATCACCCTGGTCGGACGCTTGACCGCCGACCCCGAGTTGCGGTTCACCCAGAACGGGCTCGCGGTGGTCCGGTTCACGGTGGCCACCTCCCGCCGCCGCCGCAACCAGGCGGGCGAGTGGGAAGACACCGATGTCACCTTCTGGCCCGTCGTCGCCTGGGACCAGCTCGCCGAGCACATCGCCGAAACCCTCACCAAGGGCGCCGCGGTGATCGTCGTCGGGCAGGCGTACCAGAACTCGTGGACCACTGAGGACGGGCAGAAGCACTCGCGGATCGAGGTCCGCGCTGAGGCGGTCGGCCCACACTTGCGGTGGCCGCCCAAGCCGGCACAGCGGATCCAGCCCCAGGCTCAGCCCCAGGCCGCGCCGGCCACGGCCCCCGCTGCCGATGACCCGTGGGCCACCACCCAGCCGCAGGAGGTGCAGGATGAGCCCCCGTTCTGACCTCGTCCACGCCATCGCCCGCCGCGACCTCGACGCGGTGATCACCCACCTCGCCGACCGGTTCGCCCTCCCCGCGGATGTGGCCTGCCCCACCTGCGGGGGTTGCCTCCCCGGCGACGGCCCGGACGAGCGGGTGTGCCAGTGCGGCACCACCGGGTGGGAGGTCGCGTGAACCCGTTGCGTGTGGCCGCCGAGCGGGCCGCCCATCTCGCCGGGGACATGCTCGCCGCCGGCGACGACGACGCGCCGCCAGCGCCCCCGCCGCTGACCCTGGCCGAGCTGCACGCGCTCGAGTCCGATGGCGGGATCACCCTGCCTGAGCTGGCCGCGGAGGCGGCGGTGCTCGACCGTTTGGCGGTGTTGACGGCCCAGCTCGGCAGCCCGTGGGAGGCCGCCAAGACCCTGTTCACCCTCTGGGGTCAGCCCGGCCTGCCCGAGAATGCCGATTTTCGCCGAGACGTTTTCACGGAGACGGCCTAACAGGGTCGCCCCCGTGTCTTTCATCCCCCAAGCCCTCAAAAGGGCTCACAGGCAAAATCAGCCCCTCGCGTCACACCGGAAGGAGACCCTGATGCCGATCTTCCTTGCCGCCCCCGCGCACCGGCCTACCGGCCCGGATGGGCAGGGCTGGAACCGGCTCACTGCCGGTATCGACCCGTCGGCGCAGTGCGCGCTGCGCCCGCGCTCCTACGCCGCGCTTGTCGAGGGGCAGGACACTCGCCGCGCCCGCTGGGGAGGGTACGGCCCCTGCATCCGGGGTGGCGACTGCGACGGCTGCCCAATCGCCTCGGCCGCCCCGCGCCAGCTGATCTCATTCACCCCCGACGTTCTCGTCCGCATCCTCCCGCGCGGCGACCGTGACGAGCTCCACCTAATGAACCGGCCCGACCGCGGGTGGGGCTCGGGATCGGTCGTCTGGAGCTGGGAGCAGCTCGCCCGCGTGGTCGGCTGGCGCGTCGGCCGGCCGCACCGGGACGAGCACAGCGACGGGTTCTGGCTCCACCAGATCCAGGCGCCCACCGCAGGGCGTGGCTGAGTGAGCTAAGGGCCGCCCGGGCCCTACCCGGGCGGCCCCGGTCCGGGCACCTAACGATCTACAGCGAGGAGGAGAGATCATGCCCCGTGTACTGCATAGGTCCATATCCATCCTGGTCAGCCTCCCGGGCGATGACCAGATCGACTACCACGGCAGGAGGCTCACCTTCACCGTGCTGCGTGTCAACGCTAGAGAGGACTGTGCCACGTGGCAGGTGCGCGGCACCGTGGGGACCGGGAGCGGCCCTGTGGTGCTCTACCGCCGCGACCCGGTCATCCCGGATAACGTGCGTCAGAAGTTCGATGGCATAGCGGATGCCGTCATCCCGGCCGGGTTCGCGAAGATCGGTTGAGAACGGGAGCGCCCATGCCTGAACCCGAGGAGCGCCGCCGATGGCTAGATCCGGCCGCGGTACAGGCGGCCACCGCTGGAATGCCGGGGCGGGACGTGATCGCCACCCGGCTCGCCCGGGAAATCCCCTGGCTCGGCGAGGATGCGGCCCGCACCGTGGCCGGGATCGCGCTCCTCGCGCTCCGGGACGCCGGCCTCGCCGTCGTCCCCGCCGAGGCAGCCCGGTGGGCGTCCACCACGCTGCGAGCCGTACGCCTAGCCGCCGAGCACATGGCGGTAGGCGACCGCCTGGACAACACCGAGGAGAGCAAAGCACGCGCCCAGGCCGGCCGCTACCTGCTCAACCTGCTAGACCCCGGCACACCTGAGGCGCACTGCCCGGAGCGGCGACGCCTCGTGTCCCAGTTGATCGACCAGCTCGAGGAGGCCGCCGACCGCACCACCGGTCACCAGGTGGTGCGTGACATTTCCGAGCTCGCCGGACCCACCGGTGGCGTCACCGCATACGACATCGAGGAGCTATGCGATGCCATCCAGCACGATGCCTGACATCTGCGAGCACTGCCCGCCATTCTGCCCCCACTGCAGCGGGACCGGTGTGGAGCGCGGCCTCTACGCCGGCGAGGACACCCCGGACTGCTCTGTGTGCAAAGGAACAGGGGTCAGCAATCGAAGGGAGCACCCGTGAGATTCCATGTCAACTGCGGAGGCCGTGATGAGTGACCGCAGCGCGATCGAGTGGACCGAGGCCACGTGGAACCCGACCACCGGCTGCGATCGCATCTCCGCCGGTTGCGACCACTGCTACGCCCTCACCCTCGCCAAGCGACTGAAGGCCATGGGGGCGGAGAAGTACCAGGTCGACGGTGATCCACGCACCTCCGGGCCGGGGTTCGGCCTGACCCTGCATCCCGATGCGCTGTCCGTGCCGTATCGGTGGCGCACCCCGCGGTTGGTGTTCGTGAACTCCATGAGCGACCTGTTCCACGCCCGGGTTCCGCTGGAGTTCATCCGCGAGGTGTTCCAGGTCATGGCCGACACCCCGCAGCACACCTACCAGGTCCTCACCAAGCGCTCCCGGCGCCTGCGCCGGCTCGCTGGCAAACTGGACTGGCCGCCCAACGTGTGGATGGGCGTCTCGGTCGAGGACCAGACCCACCTGTACCGGGTGGACGACCTGCGTGAGGTGCCCGCGGCGGTGCGGTTCCTGTCGTGTGAACCCCTGCTCGGGCCGCTCACCGGCCTGGACCTCACCGGTATCGACTGGGTGATCGCCGGAGGCGAGAGCGGACCCGGCCATAGGCCGATGGAGGAGGCATGGGTCCTCGAGCTGCGGGACCTGTGCCAGGCCCACGGGGTGCCGTTCTTCTTCAAGCAGTGGGGCGGTCGCACCCCGAAGGCCGGCGGCCGGCTGCTGGAGGGGCGCACCTGGGACCAGATGCCC